GGAAAGAGTGCAGAAGAGACAAAGAAATGGTTGGAAGGCATTGCCAGTGCTGTGAATTCAATTGATCCCGCAAACGCTGATGCATGGGATAAAATGCTGACAACCCTCGTTAGCGGGTTCGCTACTGACACGCCGGAAGGCGAACAGTTTATAAATGGCCTCGCTGAAAGCTTTCTGGCCATGGGATCTGACTCAGATGCCGCCATAAAGGGATTACAGGCACTTGGGTACAGTTCTGAGCAGATCGCATCCAAACAGGCAGAATGGCTGAAAACTGTTCATGCTCTGAAAGAAAACATTCCCGGTTTGAGTGCTGTAGTAAATGAGGAAACCGGAGCTATCACAGGCGGGAAAGATGCACTTCAAAAATATGTTCAAGAGTGGAAAAACACACAGGAAAATCTTGTTTACTGGAAAGCTCATTACGCAAAACGCGAAGCGTTAGCGGAAACACAAAATTCACTGTATTCCATGGAAATAGAGGCTAAAGGCGCACGGTGGGGATTCAATGAATTCTTGAAGCAACATCCGGGAATTGCTAAAGCTTCTGACAATGGTACAAACCCGCAAGGCGCAAGGGAGTATGGCGGTGAGGAAGCAAAGGAATTCTTAAATCTATACACCAAAGCAACTGAAGCGGAGAAAAAATACCAAACCGCTGTTGAACAGACACGGGAAACCATGCAGGATCTGTATAACGAAGAGCAAGTCTTGAATGCAGAGCGGCCACTTACAGCAGAGCAATTGGAACAGGTTACCGGAGCATATAATGATGCCGGAGATGCTGCGGGAGAGTTTGGCGGCAAGTCGGTTGATAGTTGGAAGGAAGTCACACAGAACGTTTATGACTCAATTAAAGCACTGAATGACTATGTTAAAACCGTGCGTGATGCCACATCACAGGCGGTAAGCAGTGTTGTTAAGGGTTTCAGCCAGGTGCAGAGGCCAACCGAACAGGCACAGGAAAAGATTGATGAGTTACAGAGAAAGCTTGATGAGGTTGGCGCAGACAGCAAGAAAGGCAAAGAGATTCAGAAACAGATCGATGAACTGACTTCCCAGAAAGACGCAGCATACTCACCGGAAACCATGGCCAATAATCTTCAGTCTCAGCTTACGTTCATGGAAGATTATGCCAAAAACCTCAAGGAACTGCGTGGGCAAGTTTCCGAAGAGCTGTTAGCAACACTATCAGACGGTTCATTGGAATCCGCAGAGTATGTGTCACAGATGGTTGAGGCACTAAAAACTGAAGAAGGCGCAGCACAGGTAAAACAGGTTGATGAACTCTTCAATCAGGTGCAGACACAGAAAGAGCAGTTCGTGAATGTGCTGACACAGCAGAAACTTGCTGTTGATGAAACATATGCCGCATTGGTTGAGAACGCCAAAAAGGCCATTGCAGAAATGGACATGTCCGGCGAAGCAGGGGACAACGCGACTAAGACCGTTTCCGCTATTGCGGAAGGTTTGGCGGGTGGCGTTGACAGTGTATCTTCTGCAGTCAATTCAATTCTTGCGGAACTTGGACGCTTGGCCAAGTTTAAGATAGATGCAACTGTCGGTGGTTTCGGTGGATTAACGCTGAATGGTTCTTTCGCTACTGGCCTTGATTATGTGCCTTTCAATGGATTTCTGGCAGAACTGCACGAAGGTGAAGGTATCCTCACAGCGGAGGAAAACCGACTGTGGCAGCGGTTTAAGAACGGCGGTGAGTCTAGCCGGAACAGCATTGATATGGACGCGCTTGGAGGCGTTATGCGGGATAACATTCAACCGGGCGGTAATGTCTATCTTGACGGGCGTGTGGTTGGTGCTGTGGTTTCCAAGGCACAGGGTGATAGCTACAGAGCATTGCAAAGGAGTGGTTGGCAAGGATGATTTATTTTGATGGTATAGACATCCAGAGCATTGCCAATGTCTGCATTGAAGATATCCGGGTATCAAAGATACAGGAAACTGTGGTTTCCCGCCCAAGGGCAATCAATGCCGGATCTGAGTTTGTGCGAACCCGCTTTGGTACACGCACTGTGGCAGTCACGTTCGCTCTATTCCAGATGAACATGGAAAATCGCATGGCAGATCTTATGGCAATATCAGAATGGGCGAAGAGTGACAAGGAATATAAGCTTGAACTCCCAGGGCATCCGGATCACTATCTTATGGCAGTATGCACGGATAAACCAGAACCCTCCACACGGCAATGGTGGGAAGCAAAACTGCGATTGGTATTCACCTGTGTGAGTAATCCTTTCTGGAACAGCGCAAATGAAAGAAGTGCAACATGCGGACAGACTTTCCGTGTAATGGGGGATGCTCTGCCACTCATGCGCATTGTGCGGACGCTGTCTTCATCTGCAAGCAATCAGAGTTACAGCCTTAAAGGCAACACAATGACTTTCAGCACAATCCCCGCAGGAAACATGGTAATTGATCTGAATGACCAAACTGCCATTGTTGGCAATACGAACATTATGCAGTACTACAACCCCTCTTCCCGCTTTTTGATTCCGGCAACGGGGACACTGAATATCACCGGAACTGGAACGGTGAAATATCGTGAAAGGTGGCAGTGATAATGGATGTCATCTTTTTTAATCCGTCAGGCCAGGTGCTTTTCACAAGAAACGACATGGAATCCGGGCATTGGGTTGTGCAGGAGATGACTGTTTCAGCGGATTTTCCGTATGATCCAAAGAAAGTCATAGAGCGTGGACAGCGCATTGGTTTCATTGATCCGGCAAAAGATATCCTCCAGGTGTTTGAAATCCGGAATGTTACGGTAGTAGAACCGGAGCATTATCAGCAGATCAGTGCAGAGCATATCGCTATTTCAGAATTACAGGATGAACACATAGACAGCAAGGAAATCACTGATAAAACAGCGGCACAGGCACTTGCAACAGCCGTGGAAGGCACTCTGTGGGCTGTTGGCAGCAGTACTGTATCGACCATTCAGAGCGGCGATATAGGCCGGGGAAGCGTGTGGAACGCCGTCACCATGATCGCGAAAAACTGGAACGCTTATATAACGCCCAGAATTACTTATTCTGCATCCGGGGCGATTACAGGCAGATACCTTGACATTGCTCCGGCAGCGGGTGTGTGGCGTGGTGTGCGATTGTCTATTAGTAAGAATCTGCATGACGCAACAGTCACCTACAACGATGAAGATGTGCTGACTGCTCTGTATGGGTATGGTGGTACTGTGGATGTTCCCTCCGGCAGTGCTGATGTTGAGGACACATCGGAAGAACTCTCTTTTGCAAACGTAACATGGTCAAAAACAGCGGATCATCCCGCCAAGCCAAGCGGACAGAAGTACTTGGAATGGCCTGAGAAGACTGCGATTTATGGCAGGAACGGAAGACCCAGGTTTGGTTACTATCAGAACGGGGATATTGATGATCCGCAGCTATTGCTACAGAAAACATGGGAATCTCTGAAGATTACAGCAGAACCCAGAATCAATATATCCGGCACATGCGCAGATCTGCATCGCCTTGGGTACAAGGATGAACCTTTGCGCCTCCATGACTTGGCAATCGTGGAAGTTGAGGAAACCGGAGAAACGTTCTATAAGCAAATCATTATGCTAGATGTGGATCTGGTAGACCCAACTGCAAATCGTCCTGAGATCGGTGATTATCTCCCAAACATTGTTTATATCAGCCGTTCCACAAACTCCCTTGCCGGGAACGGCGGCGGGGATGGCGGCAGCAGTAGCACCGGAAGCGCAAGCAGTGGAAGTGGTGGCGGCGGCGGCGGCAGAGGTCAATCCAACAGCCAATACCACAACAGTAAGTACTATACTGAGTACAACCGGACAGAGCAGAAAATACAGATGATTGTGGGCAAGTACAACGGAGGTTATCGGATAAAAGCCGGAGAGATTACGCTTGCCATCAATAACGCCGGAGAATCCATTGCAACCATTAACGCCAATCACATTAACATCTCTGCCACAAACCATGTGCACACGCTTGCCGGAGATCTGGAACACGATGAAAACGGCAGATTGGTCATCAAGAATGCGGGTGGCATGTATGTGCAGAAAACCGAAAGCGGCACGACTGCTTATTACGGTGTTTGGGACGAAGGTAACCTCACAGGCGGCATTATGGCACAAAAGATCAATGGACAGACAGAACTGAAGCTGAAAGCGGATGTTATTGACATTGACGGACTTATTAACGAATTGGGTGCAAAACGAGTTGGTGTTGGATCACTTCATGTTGAAGGACAATCCGAATTTTATCAGGGTGCGTCCTTTGAGGCGGGATTATCATCAGATGAAAACATCAATGTTCCGGGCATTCAAATCGGTTCAACGGTTTGCACATTACAGAGTGCGTCTATACCGCTTGCAAGCGGCCAGAGATACCGCTTTTCGTATATAGGTACTGCGGGGAGCATATCATAAAGGGGGTATTGTATGAGATACACTGATATGATTGACAGCACAATAAATGATCTGAATACCCTTCTGAAAGAAGCGGTAAACGGGCAGTTTATCAAAGCGTGCATCCAGGTATCCAATATTGCCGGAAAATTGATTGATCTCCGGGAAAAAATGGATGCTGACTTGGCGCACAAGGATGAAGTAATCAAGGAACTGAAGCGGGAGCTCATGGAATCCGGGAAAAACGTTGACAATGGGGAGTGATGGTATGGCGGTAAATGTTATAAAACGCTCATGGCGTTCTAATGAACTGGTTAAGCCGGAATTGCTTACCGGAATGACATTTCAGTCAGAATCCGGAGGACATAGGTTTGAAATCACCGGGTATGATGCTCAGGGCGGCGTGATGGTGTTTAGCGGGAGTGTTACAGCGGTTTTCCTTCGCCCAGATAATACAGATGTAGCGTTAACGGGTTCTATCTCTGGTGGTGTGGCACAGGTAACGCTGTCTAATGAATGCTATCAGATCCCGGGCAGATTTGGACTGGCCATTTTCGTAAAGCAGGATAATACCAGTACCGTTGTTTATGACTGCATTGGCACTGTTGCACGGACTTCAAGCGGCGTTGTATCTCCAAGCATTGGCAATGATGTGGAAACCCTCATTAACAGGATTAATGAGGCTGTTGCAAGCATTCCTCCGGATTATTCTGAACTATATAAGAGAGTCAGTAATATTCATAATCCGCAGCTCCGAAACGGTTCTACAGGGAATCCGGGCAATGAAAACTCCATTACAACGCAGTATGTTATGCGGATTGATCCGTACTATGAAGAAATACTAGTTGAATATATCGGTACGGTAAAGGCGGCATCATACGAATTCGGGTACTCCATCTTTAAGGGTGTAACCGATATGACTTCATCCTATGATGCCAGGAGCATAGCGACTTCATATATTGACAAGCCAAACGCTGTTCAGACAACTGAAAAATATGTACTCTTCAAAGTTACTGAGTTTGGTGATTATACGCACATTGCCTTTGTGCTGTGGGCATCTGATGCAAACGGCAATCGGATTCCTCTGAGAATTGCCACAGATCAGAACAATATCCGTGTTACTTACAGACATAGCTTGCAAATGGGCCATGAGGCGGTAAACTCCCGCCAGGTGCAGACAGATGTGCAGAACGCAGCATTAAAAAGCAGAATGCTGAAACTTGTACACTTTTCGGATCTGCATGCGGATACATCAGCACTTGGCAGATTGATACATACTGCGGATTTTGTATCTCCGGATGCGGACATGATCTGTACCGGGGACATTGTTGCAAATTCGTATGGACACATTACAGACTGGTGGATACCCAGAATCATGACCTGTATTGGCAATCATGATTCCGCAAGTTATTCTTCTGGCAGCGGATATGATTGGACAGCATTATCCATGGCTGACAGGTGTGCGTATTACATTACCCCTTTCATTGATAAGTGGGGTTCTGTCTCGCATCCGGATAACGCATCCTATTATTACAAGGATTATCCTGATAAAAATATCCGCATGATTGTACTGGATGTGATGCTGTACAGTAACGACAGTGCTGAAGGGAATGCGCAGACACAGTGGTTGTCTGATACATTGGGAACTGCGCTTGTTGCCGGATATCATGTATTGATTGCGGTACATGCTCCGCATGATGGAGCAATTCCGATTCCGTGCAGTTTCTCCAGGCGTTATGCAACGGTTTATCCTCTGCATACAGATTGCAACACGCCACAAGTGGTAATCGATACAGTGGCCAATGCGATCAACAATGGCTTGCACTTTATCGGGTATATCTGTGGTCATACTCATCAGGATGGTATCTGGGATGCTACGGGAGACCGCACACAGCTCATGTACTGCGTTACATGCGCGGCAGTCAGTTCTGCGCCTCAGTGGACAGATTCTGACCAGTGGAGAACGCCGGAACAGGATGCGGCGAATGTGCTTGTAATCGATCCCGCAACAACATTGATAAAGATAATTCGCATGGGCGGCGCAAACAGGGCTGAGTATCTTCAGACCAGAGATACCCTCATGATTAATTACACAACAGGTGCGATTGTTGAACCGGACGAATCCATGCCATCGATAACCATTGGCACGGTTACCACAGTTGAACCGGATCAGAATGCGAATGTAACCATGAGAGGAACAACCGATAATCCCATTCTGGATTTCGATATTCCAAGAGGCGCAGCCGGAACAATAGACAATGCTACAGGCCAATCTATTAATGTTTCCCCTTCTGATGCCACACCTATTGCAACACGGTTAGACGATCTTGCAAGACAAATCAATACGATTGAGACAGCGAAACTCCCCGCAGTTGAACAGCTTGCCCAGGCAGAACGTGTATTGGTTGTTTCCGGAACAATCTCATCTCTCCCCGCTTCCCTTAGTAATGCCAACATCACATCAGATCATGTTGTGGTTAATGCATTTTTGGATAATATCGGCGCACTTGGATCAGACTGGACATTCACTACCTCTGCGGGGAAGGTTACCATTGCAGGAACAATCAATAAATCAACTGTACTTACGCTGTATCTTGCCAAAAGGATGGTGGAATAATGGTTAGCAAGTTGAATTGGGCGCACTCATTAGACTGGGCAATGTTAGGGAGTTGGACTGCAACTGCGGGTGCATCCGTAACACTGGAAACTGTGTCAGGCAGAGATTTTACCAAATCTGAAGTGCTTGTTTTTGCGCCTTTTGCGCATAACCATTTTCAGCCTTCAGCCTTCTGCCCAAGGTACTCGATGGCTTCATACAATCAGAAAGTGCGTGTTTCGTGGATGTGGGATAGTGCGTATGAGTATGTAGATGTGGAGAAGGTTGATAATACTCATTTCAAGTTAACCGCAAGTGCTAACCTTCCCGGGGATTTCCAGTTGCTGTGCTTCGGTTTTGTGTACTATGGTAATTACTAAGGGGTGATTTTATGCGGGTAAGGAAACTATCTCTCAGTGGCATTGAACGCACAAAACTCTTTTTGGGGTATGTCGGCGAAAACGAACACACTCAGATTCGCTTTGATGCCTCATGTATCTACACTGACAATCCAGGCGCACGGGCAGGACTTACCATGCAGAATCCTGCCGGGACGGTGTTTCCTATCGTTCTGGACGCTGATGGAAATGAAATCATCTGGAATGTATCTGCAAGTGATGTTGCCATAGCGGGAAATGGATCTTATCAGCTTACATTCACTGACAATGATGAAATCATCAAAACTTTTATCGGCCAGTTGTTTGTGCTGAAAAGCCTCACTTCTGCGGGAGATATCCCCACTCCCATTGAGAATTGGATTGATCAGGCAAATCAAAAATTGGCAGAGGTGGAAGCGGCAACAGAATCAATCGATAACATGGATGCCTCTGCTACCAAGCTTTCTCCGGATGCCTCCCCTACTGTCACGGTATCAGATGTTGACGGGCATAAGCACTTGGCTTTCGGTATTCCCCAGGGCGAAAAGGGTGATAAAGGCGAAAAGGGTGATACCTACGAAGTAACGCCGGAAAATATTGAGGAAATCAGTTCCCGTGTGGTTCAGTCTGCGACCATTGCGCAGTACACGGAAGGCATGGCCGAACAGGTTGAAGCGGCGCAACAGCATGCCAGCGATGCCGGAGACAGCGCAACAGCGGCTGACTCATCCAAGAAAGCCGCAGCACAGTCAGCACAGGCCGCTTCCCAGAGTGCAACAGCGGCAGATACATCTGCACGCAATGCCGCCCAGAGTGAAACCAATGCAGGAAATTCCGCTTCTGCCGCTTCTCAATCTGCACAGGCCGCTTCGCAATCCGCATCCAATGCGGCGCAGTCTGCAACCGATGCGGCTGGTTCTGCACAGGATGCTCATGATGTTCTGGACTCTATCCCGGAAGATTACAGCACTCTGAGCACGGATGTTACTAACTTAAAGAGCGCTTTTGCGTTTGATACTGGGAAGCAATACATTGGTTTCATCAAAGGTGGATATATTCCAAACAGCGCAAATGTCGGAACTGAAATCAGTTTAACACCAACGGCGAACGCAAACTATTCATACTCAATAATGGATTGTTCTCCGAATGATGCGGTGTTTATAACTGGACAAGGTTCAAGCGGAGCAAGGTTATGGTCTTTTCTAAATTCAAATAACGAAATCATTAGCAAGGCAGATGCAAGTATCACTTATGCTGGATTAGTAATAATTGCTCCTGCTACAACTGCAAAGGTTATAATAAATACAATCTCTGCAAGCGAAGGAATTTGCTACATTGAAAAACTGAATAAAAAGGTTGAGTTTATAAACGGTGCATATATCAGAAACGATGGTGCTGTTGGTTCTGTGGTGACATTGATACCGACACTCAATGCGCCTTACAGTTATGCTGTTTGTGCGTGTGCCGAAAACGATGTTGTTTATATTACTGGTAAGGGTTCAAGCAGCGCGAGGCTATGGTCATTCTTAAACGCAAGCAATCAAATAATAAGTCAAGCTATTATCAATGCAGAAAATGAAACAGTAACTGTTCCTGCAAATACAACAAAGGTTATAATCAATTCTCTAACTGCAAATGTTGGAGAGAGTACAATCAATTATATTGAGCCATTGATGGAACGAAACACCAAACGGCACAAGGTTGTTGCAGGTGTTATTAGAAACAATGGCACAGGATGGGATTTTATTATAAACGAGAGGCATCAAGGTGACCTTAACTGCGTTGATGCTAGTACAGATGAGAACGGTTATATCGTTGTAGATTATAGCGCAATTGGAGCTAAAAAAGTGGTTTCTCTGCTTGTCGCACCAGACGAAACGTTTGCAAGTCTTGGTTATATAGTAGGTGCGAGCGTAGGTCTAGATTTGTGCAGAATAAAAGTAGAACAATATTTCACCAACTGTGTCGGTGGTCATATTACCGCCGATAACAACGGGAATTTTACCATTGATAGTAACAATAATATCGGACTGTCGGCAGTATCATGGGACAGTACAAATTCTCGTCTTACTATAACTCATAGTTCAATATCAAACGCTTACCCGGCATTTACACCGGGCCTTTATGGAAGATATATCATCAGACTTTACAGCCAAAATGCAACATCTACAACTATTGAATTTTGGGATGCTAACGCCAACGCAAAGGTTACTGATATAAGCACAAAAATGTCATTCTGGTTTTCTCGCGTAACAATGGGTTTATCCATGAGACAGGTAAGAGCCGAAAATATTGTAAACGAAAATGGCAATTTCTGGTTTATTGGGATATTTGAAGTGTAAATAACCCTATTAATAAGTATCAATACACAACTTTCCAGACAAAAAGAAGAAGGGGCTACTGCCCCATGCCAAGGACATAAATGTCCGTAGCAAATCAGTACCCCTTCTTCTTGAGCCATTCATCTAGGGCTTTCTGGATCACCCAAGAGCGCGGCCTGTCTTCCGCTTCCCGGTACTTCTCCAGACGCTCATTGATGGACGGCGGCACGGTGATCTGGAGACGGATGTATCCCGTCTCTTCCTCTCCCTTCCGGGAGCGGCCACCATTGATGCCCATTGATATCACCCCCTGACCCATGATAGTGATTTAAAGCGGGTGATGTCAATCAGTGCTGAAAAGCATTGGTATATATGGATTCTTATCAATATCGAACTTTGGACTAACCCTTTAAATGAGGTTAGACTATGAAACTATTAATTCTGTTTGCAATGATATTCGCTCACATTGTGGACGACTATTATTTGCAAGGTATTCTTGCAAAAATGAAACAAAAGAAATGGTGGGAAGAAAATGCTCCGGATAAAATGTATCGCTATGATTATATCGTAGCTTTAATTACACATGCGTTTTCATGGAGCTTTATGATTACTGTACCGACTTTATTGATCAGTGATAAATACTTTGCAATGTGCATATTTATCATTATAAACACCATAATTCATGCTTATGTTGATAATGAAAAGGCAAATAAGCGTTGTATAAATCTCATTGTTGATCAGCTTTGCCACATAATACAAATAATCGGTTTATGGGTGGCTATTTTGATTTAAAATAACCCTTTTTTAAGACAGTATATGGTATAATGTTTGTGTTAGAGCCTGACACGCTGAGCCTTTTGGATGCGGACCAAGCAGGGACATTACGGCTATTGTCTGCGGACGTAGTCTGAGGGTGCCGGATGCATCTGGCATCCTCGCCCGATCGGGCGAATAGCTTGATTGATTGGATTTGTAAAGCCGGATGCACTGGAATGAATGACCACTATAGGAAAATTGTTTTTTCTGCAACGGCGCATTTGCTTGAATAACAGGAGGTGAGTAGATGGATTGGGTTGTGGCTATTGCGATTAGTCTTGGACTTACATACTTAAGCTTGATTTCTCCAATTTTATTGAAAGATGAGTTGGAAAAGAACAAGAACGATTCTGAGGAACGTTAATAATACATTGTTAATCAATAATCCTTGGCGTGCACATTGTGCGCCAGGGATTTTTATTTGGAGTGATGTTAATGCCTACAACGCCGGATGAATTCATCTTAAAGTGTGAAGAAATCGTACAGGCCAAACCCTCTTATAAAAACGGCGCATCATCCCGCAAGGAATGTGACTGTATCGGTATGGACAAATATGCCTTCCGGGAATGCAAAGTCCCCTTTTCATCAACAGGGACAAATTACACTGTGCGCAACCAGATGCGGGATTTTCACCGGATCAACTCCGCAGAAGATCTCATTCCCGGCGCAGCCGTATTCAAGGCAAGATCTCCCGGAGACAGGGGATATGATCTTCCGGCAAAGTATCAGCCAGGTGGAGCGGGATATAACAAGGATTTGACTGATTATTACCACATCGGCACAGTGGCCAGCACTTCCCCGCTCAGGATCATCCATATGACTTCCCCCACAGCAAAAGTGGATACTGATTGGCGCAAATGGGATTTTGTCGGATTGTGGGATGCCAAATCCATTACCTATACATATCCAGATGCACCGGAGGCCTCCAGATCTGCATCAGGCGCAACAGATCCGATCTACGCACGCACCATTGCTGAGTCTGGCAAAACGGTAAACATGCGCAGATCTCCCAGTTTTGCCGCTCCCCTCTTGGAGCGTGTGCCAATCGGAAGTCGTGTGGAGGTGCTCACAGAAGGCACAGAGTGGACAAAGGTAACGTACAAAGGCAAAACCGGATATATCCTCAACGCCTTTTTGGAGGGAACTAGCACGATATATACTGCGACAATCTCCGGACTCTCCGCAGAGCAAGTCCAGATGTTGCGCAGTATGTATAAGGATTCAGAAATTACTGTACAGAAGGTGGTGAGCTAAATGGATACCGGGGTTTATATCAGCATTGCCGCAGTTGTGATTTCTCTCATTGGGTTGCTACTTAATGGGAGGAAAGATACGCGCACGGATGCGGCGGCGAATGCGATCATTACAACCAAATTGGATTCCCTTATATCCGGCGTGGATGATATCCGGGTGGAGTTCAGATCCATGCGGGACACGCTCAGTGATCATGGGGAACGCTTGGCAAGGGTTGAAGCCAGGGCGCAGAGTAACACCCATCGAATTGATACCCTTGAAGGAAAGAGAACGGAGGATTAAGTCATGAAGAGGGATTGGAAAGCTTGGGCAGTAGCGGCACTGAAAAGAGCAGTGAGAACATTTGCGGAAGCAATGCTGGCCTATATTGGCACGGGAGCAACTGTGCTTGGTGATGTGGATTGGCTTGCGGCACTCTCTGCGGGTGCGTTCGGTTTTGTCTCCGCAATGCTTCTTGCTCTTGCAGGACTTCCAGAAGAGAAACCTCCCGAAGCAACGCTAACTGTTAACAGGTGATCTTCTTCCCCGCTCCGGCGGGGATCTTTTTTTGTGGATTTTTTCATTTACCCCCTTTACTTTAAGTACTTAAAGTAGTATCATTAGATCACCGGATGATCCGGAAGAAATGGAGGTTACGAACATGAAGGAAATGAAGAAATACATTGCTATAGGACATTGGGACGATAGCAAGAACACAGTTTCTACTGCATCTTGTGACATCAGCAAGAAGAATTTCATTGAGAACCTGAAAGGCAATGGATTCATAGCATATGCCGTATTAACAGAAAAGGCTTTCAATGAAATGAAATCAATGGACATCTTTGAACTGATTGATAAGGTTCAAAAGCTTACTTCCAATTATCGGAAATGGAATGAAATCACTGACTACATTGAACAGTGTGCAGATATCATGGCACTCAAACTTGAAGAAGCAAAGTAAGGAAAGAACACTGGTAAATAAAAGGAGGTAACAACCATGACTATCGAATCCACCGTAATCAACGCCAACCGCGACGCCATCCGTGAGAAAGCAACCGAGCTGTACCGCAATGTTCTGGAATGCGAAGGCCGGATCCAGTATTCGCTCTACATCTGGTCCGATGGCCAGCTCGAAACCCTGGAAGACGTGCAGGGCGGAAACGCCTGGCTGAAGCCGAATGACTGTGAAACCCGCGCGCTTTTCTTTGTTTGCAATATCGAGGCCCCGAACTTCCGGGCCAGCGATCTCTTTGAAAAGAAGCCCTCCAGTGACGAGGAAGCCGAAGAGTGGACCAAGATCATCATTGACGATATGGTGCAGGATTATGAAGCTGCTTTCGATGATCTCCTGGATAACGGGATCTATGAGTACGAGGAAGCAGAGCGGTACTTCGAGGGCTACTGATCATGAAAAAGACAGAAGCTCAGCTCCGGGCATCCAAAAAATATGACAAGGAGCACACCAAGCAGATCAACCTCAAGCTCAACCTGGAAACCGACTCAGATATTCTGGCCAGGCTTGAGGAAGTCACCAGCATACAGGGCTACATCAAAGAGCTCATCAGACAGGACATAGGAGGAAAGAAAAAATGACTATCCGCATGACAGAAGAGGAATTCCAGCTCCACAATTATGATATCGGCAAGATCACTGAAGGCGAGATTTACACTGTAGTGAGCTACACGGACACGCTCCGTGGTGGAGAGTGGTACAGACTGATCCCCGGCGATCATGGCGGTGCAGGCGGGAACATGGATCCAAAGGTCAAGCGTTACCACGGATGGCGCGGTACCACGAATGATATTGCGAAGTACGCCGAGGGCCTGCGCAGAGTGGAAAAGATCACGAAGTATAAGAACGGCAGCATTCACATCAAGCTGTCAGATGATCTGGCCAAAGATAAGGAATAAAAAAGGAGGAGGGCTGATGCCCTCCTCTTTTCATATACTGGTTTAAATGACAGTTACCAGCCTCCCACAATTATGCCGGTATAATCCTTCCTCTATTTTTTGAAATCCTCTTTCAAATCGTGTGTCCCAGAATTCAAACTCCTTTTTGCACCACGGGCACACATGCCAGCACTCGCCGTGGAAATTTGGCCCAGGCTCTGCCGGTCTGGTTTCCTCTCCTCCATAATACATGTAATCATGAACCTTCACAGTATCACCTCTTTTATTCTGAAACAATTTCCCAGCAGTTTAATGCCATAAAAGACAACGTATAAAGCGGATCCTTATTCTCTTCACTGAACGCGTTGAAATCTTCATCACCCACGCAATGTATTCTCAGTGTACCATTAGCAATGTACCAATATCCACCCCACCATGGCAGGCGCACTTTAAACCCTTGATTCATAGCAAACAAAGCATCTGCAAAAGACATATTATCATTCCCTTTCTTTTTATCTGCCCGTTGTGGATGATACCGAATAGCACCCACCTTCTGGATGTTCAAGCGCGAACTTGTATCCTTCACAAAATTCCTCAGAATCCAGCTGCGGAGATATGGTCGTATCGCCCTGACCATATCTCCAGCCCTTGCGCCATGCATCTGATTTTGTACGCCAATCCGACGAATCCATATGAACACCGCCTTTATTAATACATTCTTTCCTGTACCGTTTCCGCTCGATGTGAGCAATAATCAACCAATCAATCAACAGTCCAACAACAATTCCTAAAACAATCCACATGTGTCATCACCTCATCTTTGTTATTTTCCCGAACTTCCGTATCCATTGTCTCCTCTCTCGCCTCCCTGGATCTGATCCACAATCTCAATATCAGGATACAGGCAGGGGATCACTGCCAGCTGCGTTACTTTGTCGCCGGCTTTAAACCGGTAGTCCTCGGATCCGTGATTGTACAGCCGAACCTTAATGGATCCGGTGAAACCCTCATCGATCAGGCCGGTGCCGGTGATACCGTACCGCACATTTAAGCCTG